TGTTCGTGTTCGTCTGGCTGTAAAAACCAGAACCACACAGCATAACTTAAACCCCATCGGATTTTTTTTGGTTATCAGACAAACCTAAATACTCACTCATAATATTAGTAAGTATCTTTAACTGCACCTCATAAGGATATTCTTTAAGTGAATCATCTGGGTTATTAAAAGCGATTTCTGCTGTATGTCCTAATAGTAGATTGAACTTCTTTTGTGAAACATTATCTGTACCATTAGCATATACATCAGCAAACTCTCCCTGTAATCCTAACCTATCCACATAAGATATAGGTTTTATTTGTATGATATGACCATCAACTTCTATTTTCATTTCCTCCCCCTGTTATTAAGTTGCTATAATAGTTACCAAAGCACCAGAACCATCTGCTGTAGCTTGAAATGGTAGATTAATAAATACACCATTTTCATTAGCTGTATCTAACTCATGCCCTGTGAATTTTGCAGTAGGTATGTCAAAATCAATATTTTCACCATCACTACCACCACCACCATTTCCAAGTGATATGTTTGTACTAGTACCACCTAAAAAGTTGTTTACCATAGTAACTGAATTATCATCCATCTTTACAGATATATTACCTGTTACATTAATTTGATTACCTCTATTATATGATTGTGGCTCTCCATCTATACTATTTATTGTTGTAAAACCTACTCTTGTAGCAGGATTAGATATAGTTAAATCAAAACTATTAGCTAAAACACCTACAGCACTATCACCCTCTGATTGAAATGTCTGAGTAGTACAATCAAAAAATCCTTTAGTATAATCTACTGCTGTAGCATTTGGTGATGTTCCCTCAGTACCTATTACAGGCTGATAGCCAGAGAAAAATGTTCCACTTGCTGTAAGCCTTCCACCATTTGCTGTAGGATTCATTGATAAAGTAAGTTCTTGTAATATAGCTGAGTGCATTAATCTATCTTTATCTGCATCTGGACTACTTATCACAACATGACCATATATTCCTGTAGATGCGTTATTTTGATAAGATAAAGTACCTGCACTTCCTAATATTTGAGCAGACACAGAAGGTGAACTATCTTCTGTTACCATAGATAATAAAAGCTGTAATAAAGCCTCATTCTCTACGATATAATCACTAAAAGACCATGTATATGTACCACCACTTCTCACAGCTATGTGGTCTGTAGGTCTTAGTACCCTTTGTCCTGTTCTTTCTACAGGAGTTAGTTGAACACCTGCACTAAAGTCAATATCATTAACTTGTGCAAGTCTCATTTTATAAAGTGTGCCAGAGACAGATGCTACGCCAAAATTACTTGATGACTCTGCTATGTAAGCCTCAAATTGTTTTCCAGAATATGTTGCCATTATTTTTTACCTTTCACTTCTTCGATGTATTTTCCACTAATTAACTCTTTTGGAGCATCATCTAATTCAACCTCTTCACCTCTTTCAAAGGCTTGAAAATTGTCCTGCCCTAACCCTTGAAAGTTGTTCATTGCGTTTAATTCGTAGAACTTATCTGTTTTAATATATTTCATTATAAAGCCTCTAAGTTTGTACAGTTAAATGTTAATAATGCTCTTACTTTGCTTTCATCTTCTTCATCTCTTTCGTATTCGATTGATTCAACTTCACCACCATGCCAAGTAGTATTATTATTAGCATTGTTATCTGGTGCAAATAAGCGTTTAATATGTTCTGCTACATTTGCCACCTGTTTAAAAGTATTTTCGGTGTAATTACCACCTGTATTTAATTCGTATGATATAAGTATAGTATAGGTTCTTGTTTGTCCTTTGCTTAATACTTCTAATAGATTGTCGCTGATAGGCTGTATCAAGATGCTGTGATTACCTTGATGTGAGTCCATAAAAATAGGTATAGACATCTCTTTAGCCACAATGTGATGGACTTGATCTATTACTTCAAATATCTTATTAGAATAATCTATCATACTCGTTCAAGATATGAGATTTTAATTGGAGTATCATTTTGCCCTACCTCACCAGAGATTTCCATTTCCCAAGTATCATTTAAATTTACCGATCCTGCACTAAACCTACAGAACATGCCCCTTCCAACATGATCCCATCCACCTGTTACTATTTCATTCTGTACCATTTCATCTACTTGTAAGCCATCTGAGCTACTACCGAAAGTTGAATATCTAACTGTGGAGTTTGTGCCTCTTGTAAGTGTTCCTGCTGTTGTAATCTTAATTTTAATTAAATCCCATCTAGCTGTAGGTCTACCACGAACATCTACAATATCTGATGTAGATGAGGCATTTACAGATACTCTTCTTACTATGCCTTTATTCTTTTGTAAGGATTCTTGTTGGCTTATAGTTATCTCACCACCTCTTAACCTATCTAAAAAGCCTGTATTATCTTCGTTTGTTACTTTAGCCATTAATCTATTAGATAGTTCCTCATCATAGCTTTCTGTGATAAAACTAGCACATACATACGCTGTACATCTTACAATAAGTTCTGGGTAATCATTACCTGTTGCTGATGCGTTACCTACACCCTTTCTAGGGTAGATAGGCATACCCCCAGACATACTTCTAACGAAATCTGAGGCTCTTGCTATGTTTTTAGTAAGGTTAGCATCTTGATCTTCACCAAACTCCCATACACTACCATTAAGTGTGTTAGCACTTCCACCATGATTATAATACTCTAATCTACCATCAGCCTCTACATATCTCCATTGTCCATCTGATGATGGTTCAGAACCATGCTCAGCACCTAAATCCTTACCATCTTTAAATAATACGCTATATCCACTACCACCTGCTGAATGTAGATAGAATAGATGATTAGTTCCAGATGCTACCCAATTAGGAGCTAGTATAGATCGTTGATTATACTTGCCTAACTCTGGTAAAATAGCTTTTACATCTGATTGTGAACAATATGATGCCTCGTATGTACTCATTTAAGCCTCATTATGGTTAAAGTCTAAAACCTCAAACTCTACTAAGTTCTGTAACCTATATATAAGTTCAGCAACTTCACCTGTTGTTTTAGAACTTGGTGATATTAAATCTGTTAATGTTATTTGTTTAGATAGCTCTATACACTTATTTAAACTCTCAAAAGTGTTCATTAGTTCTATCTCTTCATTAAATACTTGCATAAACTTTGTATTCTTATCCATTTATTACTTCTCCCCAAACAGTTGCCTGTCCTTTTACTATTTCAATAGTATCTACTTGGAAGTTGCCTCTAGGTTTATCAAACCAAGTAACAATACCAAAAGCATGATTCCAATTATGTAGCCTACCTCTTAACCACTTATTCTTTTCTGCACTCATATCCTTTAAACAACCCATAGACCACGCTCCAATCGTTCCAGAATCCAATTTAGTAAGCGTATGGCGTTGTATATCATGGGTATGCCCATAGATGATATTACTTCCATAAGCCTCCAGATGTTTTTTTGCATGGTATGTAGTAGCGTATGCTCCATGTATAAAATTAACTTTTCCTAATTTTAAAGGTTTATTATAAGGCAGGTATTTATATCCTCTTTCATCCCATCTACAGGCTTTTCTAAAAGTATAATCTTTCATGTATGGGTATCTTTCTACAAAATTATCAAACCATTCATCATGGTTTCCTGCACAAATATACCTTTCCTTACATCCTATCTTATCTAATACAGCATCAAATTGATCTATACCTTCATTTATCTGTTTTAATTCTTCATCAATTAAAGGTAGTTGAAACTCCAAAGGTGGTAATTTCTTACCCTTGTACCTCCATGCAGAAACGCTTTCTGCCTCAGAAACATCACCTAAGTTTATAAATATATCTGGTTTAATAAGCTCTAAGGCTTGTAGAACCACATTTACAGCACTTTGATCATGTATTGGAAAGTGTTGATCTGGTATTACTATTGCTCTTTTCAAAAAACTATCTCCCCCATCGTTTTTTAGGTTTCTTAGGACACTTAGCCATTAGCTGTATCCTGTTTTCATTTGTGGCTAATCCACAATAATCAAAATCTTGCTCTTTAGTTGCAAAAGGACAAATTCTATCTATTTTTATGCAATGACTAAACAATTATCCTATAATCTCTATATGTACTAAGTCATCGAAGTTATTATCCTTGATCTCACCATCAGAATCCCAATCACCACCCCATCTAACATAATAACCTAACTGCTTTGCTATTCCTCTGATCATACCACCCATGTAATGAAATCTTTCCCTGTCATCCCAATCTATTGGATATGGTGCTAGGTCTACAGCTTTACCTTCAAGATGCTTACTGTATTTAGTCTTTGTAGCACCCTTTTTAAGCAGTTCTTCTTGCCTCTCTGGTGATCTTATTCCTTCAATGATAGTTACATCCATAATATCAATAAGTCTATCTAAGACCTCTCTTAATCTTGGATCAATACCTACCATCCTTTGCTTTGATCTTTTACCAAATCTAGGCATTACTTCTTTTTCCTTTTTTTACCAAATTTAAACATTGATTTTTTCTTTTTCTTTCCTTTGCTCTTATGAGCTTTTTTTCCATAATGTGATGGCATTATTTACTCCTAGTTTTACTTGGACTCCATTTAACCTTATTTGCCCACCATGCAGGACTTAGCTTACCTCTGGCTATATTCTTGCGATGTCTAGCCTTAAATGCCCTTCTTTGAGCTACTGTCATGTTTGTTCTAACACCTTGCTGACCAAATCTAATTAATTTAGTTCTTGCACCAACTTTAGCTAATACAACATGGCTTTTAGTCTTATGCTTAGGAGTTCTTTTAGGGATGTTAAAACCTTTAAGTCCAAAGCGTTTTAGTCTGGGGTCACGAGCCATTATTTTTTAGCTAATCCTTCAAGTACATCAGTAACAAGATCAACACACTTTTCAAAGAATATCTGTTCTTTTTCTTCAGATACAAAAGGTATATCAATCTTTTTATTTATTTTCTCAGCTAAATCCTCTTTGAACTCATCAGATTGTATATGCTCGATAATACCATCTGTGTATTTATCTCTAGCCTCATCTAATACTTTTGCTAATATTGCTTTCCCTAACATCTATATCTCCCTTTTTATTTTATATCCTAAATAAATAATGGTCATCACAGCTACTAAACATTGTAAGATTAGACTTACTTCAGCTATTGATAAACCATAATTAAATAAACTTGCAAATGATACTTTTAAACTATCCATTAAAGATTTTCCTTTAACTCTTCAATATCTTCTAAAATAAACTCTAAGATAATATCCTGCCTTACATCAGAAGGAATAGGATCATCTTGTTGTTCTTTCATTTCTTTTATATAATTAGCTGTACGCTGACTCTCAACCTCTAAGAATTGTATTCTAGTGTTAAGCTGTCCATAACCATATACTAATGCACCAATAAACCCTACTGCCTGTATAATCATAGGTAGTGAGATTTTTAAACTGCTTGAGTCTGATATGCCTTTAGATTCTGCCATTACTTTCCGTTTATCCTACCTTGCATATAATTAATCTGATTACTTAGCTCATCTATAGTTTCCGTCATCTTTTCATGCCGTCTATCTAGTTTGTCATCTAGAGAGGCTTTAAAAATGTTAATAGAATCAATCAACTTTACACAGATATTCATTGTATTATTTATCTCACTAGCCATTTGGCTTAAATCTGCTCTAATAGACTCTAAATCATCTGATTGTTCCTTTTGCGATTTAATAAGGTTCAGTATCATAAACCCAAACAAGCAGAGGCAAAAACCAACTGCTCCAATTTGTAAATAAGCATCTGCAAATGTTTCAATCATCGAACTCTCCGTAGCTCCCTGTTAATAAAGTAATTATGATTAATGTCATCTTCTGTTAATACTACTTTCTCTTTCTTTTTAAAATATTTAAAGGATTTAAATCGACCTCTAAGGATTTCTTGTACCATGCTTGAATTTCCTCTATCTCAGCATCATGTATTGACTTGAGGTCATCAAGTCGTTGTGAATGTTCGATAATTGCTGATTCAGCCTCTCTAAGTCTCTGCTCATAAGTAAAGACTGTCCAACCAAAAATAGAGAATGCAATAATGCAGTTAATAATAAACCTAACATTGAAAGATACGATGAGATTATCAGATAATGTCGTAACCCCATAGCTCCTGTATGTTTTCTGTTTCTCATCACTCATACCTCATAACCTGCAATAGACCAACCTCCATCACAACTACCTAGAAGGATTAAACCACCTAACACAAATAGTAAGAATAGAATAATCTGGATGTAATCTTTAAAATCTTCGTTCATGGTTTGTAATACTTATAAAAATCTTCTGGGTTTTCTTGATCTACTACAACAAAAATAGGACTTACTATATTGTTCCCTGTTCCAGAACCTCCTACAATAGCATATAAATATCTACCATCTTGATAAGGTGATCTGATTGTGTCATTGTCAAATAAATGCAGAAAGCTAGTATCACTAAATACAGGCACATAAGTACCTTCTAACACCTCATTTACCTCTATTCTGCGATTATTATTGTAATCATTGACCTCACCTATGCTTACTGTTCTATGAGGCTGTGAAGGGAATTTACCCATGCCATTTATTTCTACCTGTTGGTTGTACCACATCTGGGATGCTTTAACTATTTTCTCCAGATTAGCCTTAGTTTGTTTAGCTTTAGCTCCCTCACCGATACGACTAAAAGCAGGAGCAGAGGTAGTTGCCAAAGTAGCCATGATAGCCATAGTAACTGCGAACTCAGCAAGACTATTTCCCTTTTTACTGCAAATACAATTATAAATACAACTGCACATATTACTCAATAGATGAACTCCACTCATCGCCAGACAATATATCCATTATCTGAGCGTGTGAATACTTATCATAAGAGCTAAACATGGCAGGATCATTATCTACATCATTATCACAAGGAAACTTGAGTAATGCTTTAGAACTATCTCCCTCATCTCCGTTGTTCTTTCTAAGCGTTTCTTTACTTGATTGTATTGCATTAGCTATAAAGGCATTAGATACAGGAATAGCTCCTAATAGCTCTGATTTGCTCATATCTGAGGTATATTCATAGCCATAGCTATCCATCCATGCTTTTATCTGTGCTACTGTATTTGAGTCTGTAGGTGCATCTGCTGAATCAATATCAGCTACAGGCACGATCATATATGCCCTGTTTTGCCACCTACCACTATAGTCATCTGACCATCTGTTTGTTACTTCTTCACTCATAATTTTCCTCTAAGGTGTTGTTGTTGAACGATTAGTATCACCTTTTGCATAGCCATTAGGTTCTGCGTTTGGTGAACTTTTTAAATCTGCTGATTCTGTATTGGTAGCAGTACCATGATTTGAGTTTCCACTTCTATCGTAGATAGTACCATCACCCACATCACTTAATCCTGTTTTAGCATCTAAAGCACCCATTGCCCAATAGCCAACTAAGTTATCTGAGTAACTATCAAGTAGGTTACCATGTCTACCTAAAGTGTAGATTGCACTAACTTCTGTTGCTGAAAGTGCCTTATTCCACATAGCTGTTTGACCAATTTTACCATTAAAATAGGATGATACTCTTCTTCCTAAATACAAAGAAATATCTGCATTTTGCATAGTACCTGCGTGTGAACTTGTACCATCAACACTACCATTTAGATAAAGCACTTGGTTAGTGCCATCATTTGTCCATAGTACATGATACCAAGTATCAGCAGATATAGTTGCACTTCCTGCTGTAAATTTTCCTACATTACCTGTTAATTTAAAATCATAACTTAATACATTAGCGTAAATATATAATGACCACATTCTATTAGAACCACCATCATCTCTTGATGCTAAAAAGTCTGTAGTAGTTCCATCTCTTTTAAACCACATAGAAAATGTCCTTTGTGAAACAGTATCAAGTGAAGTGCCATCACCACAATCAATATATTCATTACTTCCATCCAAGTCTATAAAGTTATACGCAGAGTTTACTCCTGTGAGAAAGGATTGGTCTGGTAGAACTGAGGAATAGACTAAATCAGCAGAGTCTTGATTTGTCATTGTGCCGACATTGCCTTGTAATTCTTCAAGAGAAAGATTAGTAAGGTAAACAATAGAACCACTTGAATTATTTATTGAGCGTATTGAAGCATCCGTAGCGTGTTGTGCAACCATATAATGAGTATATGTAGTATCTGTTTCAGTTATTGAAATATCAGTATTAGAAGCTCCATCTCTTACTCTTATTTGAGGAGTTCCAGAACTATTACGATAAGCATTAAATTGAACTTTATAAGTTTTTCCTACTGACAAATCAGAAGATAATAAATAACTGTCTCTGAACCATGCCATATCAGATGCACCACTATCATCTGCAATAGATACCCCACCTGTAATATTGCTTATAGTTGAACCATCACCATTATCTGCAAACCCAGAAGTAGTTAGATTATCAACTAAATCCACTCCAAGAACAGGCTCGGTTACATCGATTAAAGCAGGGTAAGTATCTGATACTTCTGATTGTAGGACTTCTTTGACTGAAATGCTATTAATTTTACCATCAAATCCCGAACCTTGTGAGAATAACCTAATATATTTATCACTTGCATCATTTTGGTAATAAAAAGTGTGTGTACTTGCTCCACTTACACCACTTGCAATATTTGTACTTGTAGCATATAATATAAAAGTTCCAGAAGTATATTCTGTTATATCTATTTCTATTTTATATAATTTATTTGCTAAAAATTGATTTATACTTGATTGTGTTACAAAATATGTATAATTACCTACATTAACATCTAATACGCTATTAACGACACTTGCACTACTTAAAGTCCAATTTGTATCTCCATTAGAAAAATCTGAATTAAGAACTCTTTGTATTAACTCTTCTGAACTACTATCAAATGCACCTAAATCATATCCTGCAACCATTTGCTGTGCTATGTCATCTGATGCACCATTTGTGATAGTACCATCGTTTGAGTTAGAACTTGAATCTGCTATGGTAGGATATGCTTTACTTGTGTCATCGCCCATTCTCCAATAACCAACCAACCCACTAAGTGAAGATTCATCATAAGTAATTCCTTGCTGATAGATAGCGTAGATTTCTTCTGCTGATTTGGCTACATTGTAAACTGCAAGTGAAGATATAGAACCATCAAATGGATACCCAGAAGAATAATAAGCACCAATAATGGTTTTTAGACCACTAAAATCCATATCAGACGCAGATGGAAATGTGCCACTTGCTGTTCCTACTGATACACCATTTAAATACATTTTTGAATTAGACTCATTTCCTACACTATAAACACAAACTACATGATTCCAATCAGTTGATGTAAATGAGGTATGATTTATATTCCAACTAACTGCATTCAATTTAAATCTTAATATGTTACTTTCTAATGTAATTGAAAACTCACCCTGTGTATTGCTAAAACTTCCAATATTAAATAAACCATCATTCCCACTTGTTACATCTGCTTTAAACCATAGAGAAACTGTTAAACTACCTGCATAGTCATCTCCAAGTGATGTACCAAGTCCTGTACCACAATCGATATAATCATTACTACCATCAAAATCCACTACAGAAAAGCGATTGTCTCTTACAGGAATAAACCTCGATTTTGCCATCTGTGAAATGGTTTGAGCATCGAGTGCTGTTTGATGTATTGCTAAGTTTGAAATCTTACCATCTGCATAATAACTATCATACCTGCCTATATGAGCATCTGCACCGAGATTTTCCATTGCAACATAAGTGCCTGCTCCTGAAAGAGTAGTTGAAACATTTTCTCCGTTAATATATAATTTTATTCCTGCATTTGCACTTGTTCCCCCTCTTCCGTCATAAGTAGCACAAACATGAAACCAAGAACCTTCATAACTTGCTAAAGAAGAATTATAGTAAGCTAATTCATAGGTATTTGATACACTTTCATCATACAGTTCAAATGATAATGTGTTACCTAAATTTATCCAAAATATATACTCAGCACTTGTATTATAAATTCCTTTTGATATTATTGGAAACCCTGTCGCATCTACAGGATTAATCCATGCAGATATGCTAAATGGGGTGTCTGCTGAACCAATACCAAATGATAAATCATCATCATCTGCAACACTCACATAATCATCCGTACCATCAAAGTCTAAATAGAAGTCCTGTCTTGCGATTGCAGTAGTGGATTCTGGTTCTGCTTTGTCTCCACAGCGTAACCAAAGTTTAAGATTACCTGTCCTGTCCGTTCCGTATGATGCTGATTTACTAAGATCAATTACCTTACCATTGTTGTATATGGAAGTAACATCTGAGGCACTTAAAGCAGTATCCCAAAATGCAACCTCATCTAATTGAATTTCTCCATAAATATTTAAACTTCTACCAAGATACTTTACATCAAAATCACCAGACCTTGTAACACCTGTTGTTACATAAGAACTTCCATTATATACAGTTGCAAGAGAACCATTCAAGTACCATATAAAATTATCACTTGAATCTCTTACAGCTAATACATGATGCCATACACCAACTGCCATATCTGTATCAGAAAGTATAAGATTATTAGCTATCCTCCATCTTGGACTTGTTGGGTGTACATAAAAATAATCTTGGTCACCACTTGCCTTGCCAAGTACATATTCAGCACCACTTGAATTATGTTTTACCCAAAACGACACAGTAAATGCACCACTAAAAACAAATTCATCTTCAAATTCTAAATAATCATTAGAACCATCGAAATTGAAGGAATGAGTTGAACTAAATGCTATCCAATTCTTCCATCTGGTCATAAATGAGCCAGAACCACCATGCTTGTGGAATAGTCTTGTATTTAAGCTAGTGCCTGTACCAGATGCCCAATCTCTCCATTTAGAGTTATTGGAAGTACCAGATGCACCTTCAGAATCTAAAAAATCACCTAAATTAGTATTAAGTGAACCCCCACTATTATCGTGATCATATTGTTCTTTTATTTTTTCGTTAATATTATCTGGCATATTAAATCTTTTATTTTAAGTAGGGGGGCAGTTGCCCACCCCCCATATTATTGATTAGCTATTAAGCTATGATCTGAGAAAGTACCTCAACACCATATCCATCTATGATTTCTGTAGCACCACAGAAACTAGATACAACAATGTTAGAGCGTAGGAAAGAACCTTCCCTATACTCTTCAACTCTCATCATTTCACCTGCATAACCGAATCCGATAGCCTCAGATACGAAAATACCACCCTTAACAGATGATGCAGTACCAGAACTTCCACCATCATTATCAGTAATGGTAAACTCTGGTGAAGAATACATATCAATACCTGCTATCTTGGAAACAAATCCATTTCTAGCACCTTCATCTTGTATTCCTGCACCTGCAAATTGAGCAGATGTTACTAGGTCATTATGTACTCCATAAGTTCCCCATATCTGTCTAGGCTCTAAAACTGCATGAGGTTGCCCCGGTGCTGAGTTCTGCTTTAAACTAGATAGAGCATCAAAAAGATTATCTACAGTTAAAGCTGAATTGTTAGCACCTACAGCGTTTGAAAAACCATCATAGAGTGCGTTTACTAATGAGTCTAACTTAGATGCCATTGCATTACCTGCTAATGCACCTGCGTTAGCATATACATCATCAGCGTTTGATAACTTAGCCTCATCATAGATAGGTAGCATAACACTATACATATCTAAAGTGATTGTTTTCTTTTCAGAATCCAATGCTGTAGATGGGGTTACTGTACCCTCTGCTGTAGCATCAACATCTGCTGATGTTACTTTGTTAGAACCTGCGTTATAAGCTACGAAAGTAATCTGATCTGCTTTTGGTTCACTCTTTTGCTTTACCAAAGGCACAGATACACTTGCCTCACTAAATTTAAGAATAGCCTCTGCCTCAATAACCTCTAAAAGGCTACCTGCGTAATTCCCACTATCTCCTGTTGCCATTATTTATTTTCCTTCCTTCCAAATATAGAATCCCACTTATCTTGTGAAATATGAGAGAAAGTTGATCTTATATCAGAGAATGGTACTTTTTCCTGTCCTACAGACATTCTAAAGCCTTCCTCATAAGGTACTTCTTCATTTCCCACCATATAGATATGCTCTCTATCTTTCGTAATAGCAGATTTAATATCCCCTTCAATCTCTAAGCCTGTTGTAGGGTTATTATCTACCGATTCTAGATGTGAACTTTTCTTTAATTTGCTCATAAGTGGTTCTATCTATCTTCCCAGATACATGGTCTTTTACAGCCTCTTTTAATGTGGCATAACCCTGCATCCCTGTAGAATCTGATGTATCTACACTTGGAATATTTGATTTTGTTTTAATTATCTTACCATGAACTGATCTAAGCTGTGCTAGATTCAATTCCTTAAAATCTTCCCTATCTTCTTCTGGGAAGTCTGAAAGCAGTTTCTCTTTCTCTGCTGTGCGTTCAGCTTTATACTGATCCACTACAGGAGTAAGTTCACTAAGCTGTTTGGCTCTTTCTTCTGCGAGTGTTTTCCACTCTTCATTTTCTTCCAACTGTTTCTGCCTCTCAGCCTCTTGAGCTTTCCTAAGTTCAGCTATTTCAGATTCTGCTTTCTGTAATCGTTCTTTCTTTTGCATGACCTCACGCAACAATTCAGACTCACGATCACTTATATTGTCTGTATTGTTCTGGCTTTCAGTAGCCAACTCTTGTACACTCTCTTGTACTTGTTCTTCCATTTTTTCCTCCATATTAATGAAATCTATCTGCCTATTTTTAAGTTGATAGGCTTTGCAGTTTCTTTATCTGCATTTCTTTTAATTCTTTTGTTCATAAGTTTGAATGTTAGTTTTAACGCTTTATTACTTAATGGCTTTCTATTAGTGGTTATTTCCCTACCCATATCTGCGTTCCATTGTACTTTTTTAGCATTAGTACCACTCCATCCTATAATAACACTATCATCAGTAAATCCTTTTGTTGATAATCCATTTAACATATCTCCTGTAAGTGTTAAATCAACTTTATTACTTGAAGTACCTCTAAATAATTTTGGTTTTCTAGTTGGATAATCTTCTGCATATATTCTTACAGCTTTACCCTTTATTTTTTTAGTAAACCAAAAAGGTGTATGCGTTTTGTACTTTTTAAACTTTTTACCATGAACATCCCTACCTCTTTCTCTAGTATTAGCAATAATTTCATCAGTTAATTCATCACCTACATCTCTCCAAAACATTTTATCAAATTTTGGTATATTAGCTAACTTACCCAACCTTGATACCCTCTACAGTTACAGGGTTAAATGTTTTCTTTTTATCTATAAAAGAAGATGCTTTTTCTGGCTTCATTAACTCCCTTGATCTTGATGTTTGTTTTCTCCAATGATGTCTGCAATTATATCCTGCTGAATTAGAAAAAGTATTTGGAAACCTAGCATCTATCTCTGCTCTGGTTAATGCTCCTACACTAGCCATTAGTAAGCATATATCTCTGGTCTTACTATCTATAACACCTATATAAACATACTTCGCATTAGGATCATCAAACTCTGCCATCTCTACCTTAACATTACGCTCAAATTGATTCAGAGCAGTATTAGCTAGGGTTTCTGCTTGATCTGCCCTTAAAACGCCACCTGCACCCCTTAAAATACCATCTGCTATCTCTCTTTCAGTAGCACCTGCTATAACTCCCCTTGCTACTTCTTTCTTAATAGCCTCACCTATACTACCTGCCTGTTTAATATAAAAACTTCTATCCATCTCTCTTAAAGCTGTTAAGGACTCTGCTGTAACTGCACCTGTCATTTCCATAGCACCTAATACATTTTCATACTCTAGCATTAGCTTATCTATATCAGCATTTAGGTTAAGTTGGTTAAGGATAATATCTTCCATATCCAACCCCTGCAATACGAGTAGTATCTCATTCTTACTGAGTCCCTGCTTTTGTAGGTCAAATATCTGCTCTACAAGCTCTTTCTGTACTCGTTCTACTGCTTTAGCGTATTCTAGTGATGCTGTTTCTTTAGCCACGCTGTAATGCCTCTAATAACTTGTTAGCAGGTTGTTCTGGTTGCTCTGGTTCTAACTCTTCCATCTTCATAGCAAGTTCAGCCTCATCTATATCTGGATTGAACTTTCTAATAAGCTCTTCCCTAGTAATAAGATTATGCTCCATCAAGAACTCTAGTTTATTGCGTTCTTCTGTCCATGTCATAGGAAAACCCACCTCTGGATAGTCTACGCTGTAATTCTCTGATAGATTAGCACCCTCATGCACTCTTAACACTTCCCTATCTATCATATATCTTTCATGCTCAAAATCTCTAAAGATTGGAATATCAGACTCTCTGGTTTCTATATTATCTACAGATAGAATCTTTAATGCCTCACCACTTGGAGGTGCTGATGATTCACCCCATCTAATTGTTAAGCTATGATTCTGCCCTACTTGATTAATTAAATCTTTTACGGATTGTATCATCTGGATCAGATTAGCATTAGGACTTACATACTGCATATTAGCACCCTCTGGAAGTGCGATAAGCCTATCGATACCAAACTTCATATAAGGTGGTATCTCTGAATCTAACCCTGTAATCACAGGTGAACCCATCATAAGCCTAGTGGCTATCATTATCTCTGTCCATGCGTTACTAGCATGAATGGCACACCTTGTAACATCGTATGCGTTTGTATTGAACTCTACTTTAGTAATAGGGATAACATCATAAGGATTTACCATCTCTATGTTATTACCTATCGGAAACATTGCACCATTTAGCTTAAAACGAAAGTGCATACCCTGCTCACCATCCATAGGCTTACTCCAGAATACGAACTGTCTATCACCATTATGATCTCTATGTATCTCATAGCTCATGCCATATACTTCACCATCATATATATACTCTTTAACAATAGGATGCAGTTTATATTCAATGCGTTGCATCTTTTCATTATACATACTCTGTAGATGACAGCTACCTAACAGCCAAGATAGTTCCCCAAACTCTCTTACTTTACTATCTAGGTTGTGAGCTTTCTCAGCATAATAATCATTGAACTCACCATTAATAAATCTTTCAGCAGGTTGTTTAAGTAACATCAATCTACTCTTAGCAAACCTCTTAACTAATGACATAATCACAGGTGGAATCTGAGATAAGGACTCTGAACTAAAATACTGTGATATATGATCATCTAAGTTTCTATTGTAATAGAAGTCTAAGGATGTGTTCTTTTCAGCTATAATATCATCTAGTGCATTATATTCAGCCTCTTTAACTGAACGCAAAACAGCCTCTTTACCGAGGTCTGGGAGCATTATTTTATCATGTAATTCCATTTATAAACCTTTAAGATGTGGCATAATTATTAGCCTCTGTATATTCTCTGATGAACTCCCCCATCTGTTCTTTCTTTCGTAAATCTAAATGCTTACCATAATAGTGTAAGAATATGAAAGTGATAATGATTCCTACTACTATACCCAACAAAAACTCTACCATTCTGTACTCACAGCTACACGCTTTACAATAGGATGCTTTAATGCTATGTAATAACTACAGGCATCCAGAGCATGAGTAAGAGATATATCTTTAGTCTTTTCTATCTTACCTGCTCTATCTCTTTGACATTGTTCTAAATCTTTTATTAAATATTTACAGGATGGATCAACTGTCATCTTAACCCTACCATTAGCATCCTTTAACATTCTATTAAGTGCATTGATCCTATCTATTACAGGTGGGTTAGATTTCTTTGCTATTATTTGAAAAGAATAATCTTTAAGTATCTGATGATCTGATTTATGGCTCGTAGTTGATCTGGCTGAACCTGCACTATCTGGGTAACATGGTATATGTGGAGCTACCTTCTTCATAGCTACAGCCATTTGCTCTGTGTTGCTATTTGTTTGTCTTATCTCATGGAAGTAGTGTATAGAACCATCTGTATATTCACAACCTAGTACAGCAGACATATAATCTACATTGAAATCAATACCCCAGAATAAATTAGGTGATAACTCTTTAGCCTGTTTAATATGTATCTTCCTATCAAAGTTATAAGCTACTCTATTACCTGTAGATACAAAATCAGCCATAAACTCACTCTTAAATGTAACCTCATCCATTGTTGCTTTTGCTTTATCTACTTCCTCTTGTGTTACAAACCCACCCTGTACTGTAGTGTATTGCCATGACTTCCAATCTGGATCATCTGATTGACCTTTAAGATAGTAATCATATAGATGGTCAAATGAGTTAGGTGTACCAATAAACAAAGTCTCACCTTGTGTAGTTGTTAGCATAGGATAGATAATCTCTTCATATACATTAGGTTTTATGTAACTAAACTCTTCCATTACTACTTTATTTAAAGTTGCTCCCCTAAGATTGTTTTCTTGCTCTGCACCTTTAATTGAAATCTCTGCATTATTAGGTAGCTTAATAGATAACTCTGACTCGTTGATTATAGCTCCCTGCCATTGTCGAAATACAGAACGCAACATCGGAAATATTACCATCTTCCCCTGTCTGTATGTTGGTGCAACAAACCACCTGCGTTCTTCTGGCTGTATCTCTTCGTGAAGTAACCACAGAACCGATAAGATACTTTTGCCCCATCTTCTTCCTGCTACAACAACCTTCATCCGTTCTGGACTCTGGATTATTTCTTTTCGTATCTCGTTTATTTGCCAATTAATCAATAGTAATTATTTTAATTGGTTCATTCTTGTTAGTTACTTCCCTTATCTCTTTGGCTTTACCTTCTGTTCTATCACTTAAATAATTAACAGCACCTAAACTACCATTCATTGCCATGCGATAAACTTTTCTTAACATTTTTTCTTTTTTGGATTTGCCATCTGGTTCTATTTCGTCAAAGATGACATTAATAATATCGGATAATGCACCCCTTCTACCATTAGGGTTAGCATTATTGTTTGGTTTAAATCTAGTATCTTTACCTATGTTATGACCTTTACGAAATTGACCATTAGTCCCCCGATTAACCCCCGATTCTTTAGTCATGTGTGATTAATCCCATTGCTAATGTTTTATTTAACATATCCATCAAATCCTTTACTTTATCAGATTCGACTTCAAATACATCAAACTCTAATCTCCAATTATGAGTGGTTTTAAGATTCTTGATCCCAACCAACTCAACATTAAGTGATACTCCCTTATCTTCCATATTTAAAAAGCTGTAGCTACAACTTACATCGTTTCCTGTCTATCGTTAAACAACCATCTTGGTCTTATAATCATTACTCCGTAACGAGTGAGGCACGATTAAGCCTCTATAAATAGTAGTAAAAGTCAACCAATTTTGCACTATTTGGGGGGTAAAATAAAGGGGTAAAATATATAAACTCTAATATTGCTAGAGTTAAAAAAATAAAAAAAGTTTTTAAATGTCAACCTCGAAGGTTAAAAAAGCATCAAATTCGTCAACCACTTAATCTATTGATAATATTGGTTAATATATCGCATGATCTATCTATTGTTTTGGCTACAGATTGTTTACTTATCTGGAAATCCCTGCCTATATCATCATAAGATTCCCTACCTATGTAGTATTTAGCCATAAATAGCTCTATTTGCCTATGTGTAGCCTCTTGTGCGAATAAGATACCTGCTAATAAGAGATTCATTTTATTATTCTCTAATTCCTTAATATCCCATCTTTCTTTATGATCTCCATCATATCTGCCACACATTTCGCATGGTTCTATTTTGTTCATGTTTACCTCTAGTATGTGGTTAGGGTAAAGTAGTGGGTAAACGCCAATCCACCCACCACTTCTTTTCATTTAGTAATATTACTCATCAAACTTAATAAGATACCAAAGTAGTTCCTTTCATAAGTTTAAATGATTAATATATTGCTATCTTAGCAATTCTTCTATTTTAGAGTTTAACTTTCTAACTCTTTCTAAATCTATTAATTTAAAGTGACCTTGCTCAGATAAAAGCTCACTCACTTCTTTTAGTATTTCTTTAATCTCTTTGTCCACAATAATCCCATATTAAGTTATAAATAAATGTTCCAATAAAAAACCATAGTAATAACCCCAAAGGTATTAAAACCAAAGCTGTAGCAAATGCTAATAGATTAATAATAATCTCATATAAGTTTATAATAATCATAATCCACAAAATCCTTCCTCACACATAAATAGTTCTTCTTGATTTTCTTGTAAATATACCTCATCAATAGGTTTTAAACTTCGATGTAAATACAATCTATCTTCTTTACCTTTTCTGCTTTTATCCCTTATAGCTTTATCTACTTCAACAATCTTACTCCATTGCTCTGGATATTTTTCCTTTATTTCTCTAAATTGTTTATTTTGTTGGTATGGGCAAAACACACAGCTTGATTTATCTACATTATGAAAACTTCTTTCTTCTAAGAATGTAATACAATCAGCTCTACTTATCTGCTTATCAATAAGTGGATATTTATACTCTACATTATACATCTGTGATACTTTAGCTCTTTCAATCTCATCTGTACTAATACCCAACCACAATTCAGTAGGTTTCATTCTTTGCTTATATTTTAATCCATGCAACTCTCTAATTTTGTTTTTAACTGTCTTAATCTTGTATTCACCTGTGCATTGCCTTTGTACCATTCCACCACTTTCTGAAAAAGCAGGTATAGTTACAAAAGGTTTTCCATCACTATTTACACCATTAATAACATCTGCATATATATCAGCATCTTCAATTAGTATTTCTATACCATCATTGTATTTTTGCCAATCAAGTAAATATTTAACAAGATTATCTGTTGTTGGTTTCTCACTCTTTAAATCAGCATAAATAGCATAATCTGCTCTTTCTATATAACCTAAAGAACTCATAAGATATAATGCTGTGGATTGTACACCCATACCAAGACTTATAATCTTCATTTACACTTCACACAGGTTTCTCTGGGTTTACCATAAGAAGGAAAATCTTTATACCATTTAATATTATTACTTAAATCACTTCTTATTCTTTTACTATCTTCCCAGACCTTTCTGCATTTAGTGCAGTATTTCATGTGGTCTTTTTCTTTATTAGTAAAGTTTTTTTGATTTTTAGTCATTCTATTTTGAGAATCGTAGTAATTATATACTCTCTCTGCTATTTTAACTTGATCTCTAAATAAACTCATATTATCCCCCCATTATTTGATTAAGTGTTTCTTCTGTGTAATCTTTACCCTTGTAAACTTTTGGCTGTTCTGGTACAAATTCAACCCCACAGCAAGGACTACTCTTATAAAACTCATCTGCTTTTAAGAACATCTTATCAGCACACTTTGCACAGTACCCCTTATACATACCAGATGGCAGTAATCTAAATTGGTTCTTTTTATTAATAGTCTGTACTGTAGGTTTAATCACAGCATCATCCCATCTTTCATTATTTAACCACACATCTAAGGCAGGTGTAAACTTTGGATCAGTATCCTTCCAATTATTATCAACTTGGTTTTTAAAAGCTGTGTAAATCTCATCATGGTCTTTCTTTTTAACAGCGAGTATATACTTTTGATAGGCTTTCTTTTTACTAACTTTTTTTGGTACTAATAACCAAAGTTTTTCAAACTCTTGAGCATATATATTATTTCTTTCTTTCTTATCATTCTTGTTTTTGTATCGGTTCTGTATCGGTGCTGTACTCGTTAGTGTATCGTTTTGATTTTCTTCAATCTGGTAAGTTGCGTAATTACAGATACTTACGACATTTTGACCTGTATCCGTTTTTACTTCAATCATTGAACACTTTTTTAACAGGTTTATAAACCTCTGAACCTTACCTATACTCCAATTCCAACGCTTAGATAGGTATCTAAATGAGGCATCTATTTCACCTTGCTGTAATATAACTTCTTCACCTTTAATAAACTTTGTACGCTCTTTATGTGTAGCCATTAATAGTAGATCAAGCCATGCTTTTAACTGCTCTGGTTTATCCCAGATAGGGTTATCTTGTATCTTACGATGCAGTTTTATCCAACCATTAGACATAAAATAACTTTCTAATCATTAAATGATTACCATAAACAAATAAAATATCTTTTTTAACTAAATAAGCTATCTTACTAGCAAAATCACCCTTACCTACAAATTCAACAGGATTTAATTTTTCCCTATGTATCATATTCCTAATCTGTTCTGGCTTAATAAATATAAATTCCTCATCATCTAAATGAAATACCCACCAATCTGCTTTAGTAGTGCTTAATGCTGATAATTTGCCATTCATTTGTATTTCTATTACTACATTACCTGTATGTTGTGATTTAAAGTCTTTCTTAACTTCCACAGATGTATCTATTTCGGGTATAAATATATCATAATCTTTAAAATATCCATCTTTAATATAAGCATTAGGGTATTTATGTTTTATGCGATTTAAAACGATTTTCTCGCTTTCTTTACCAACTACTAAAGACTCTTGAAAACTACTCATCTAATAAACTCCCCATTATTAGATCAAAATCTGCATCTATAATCTTTTTTATTGTATTCTTTTTATTTTTAAGATCATCATACCACTCTCTACCTCTTTTCTCTACTGCCCACTCAAAGAACTCAGCAGGTGTTTTGTGTGCAGAAAAATTAGGACTAAATACATGACACCCCACGCATAGACAGAATCCATTGTCTATATCCCACCTTAATACTCTAATTGACCTAGAATAAAAGTGGTGTGCATTTAACCTATTAGTCTTTCCACATACTTCACACCTGCCATACTGCCTAATCCTATTAGACCAAGCATTATCTAACTTATTTATGAGTTCTTTTTTCATTAAAAGGGTAGATCATCCTTTGGTTTTTCTTCTACTTCATTAGGACTGTTATTGTGGTCTTTTTCTTGTTCACCTTGTTCCCATCTCACAAGTCCATTTACAGCTACTTCCATCAATTCCCTAGCTATCTGTTCTATCTGCTCACCTAGATTATCTTTGATACCTTGATTAATAGCTATCTGTGTAGCGTTATTAATACACATACCCCATGTGATACCTAAACTAGCGTTAGAGAATGCTTTTTGAGGCTTATTTGATGATTCTGTGCTACCACTACTCATAGGCATTACAGTCCAACCTGCATATTTACCCTGTTTTCCTTCCATCTCTTTTAACATCACTTGTACTGTGCTACCAGATGGATTACCTACCAACTTCTTATATAATGCACCACTAAACTCAAAATCAGTTTGTTTACCTAATCTAAGTTCTATCCAATTACCTTCAGCATTTTGAAACCATTTAACACCAGAACCATCAGTAATATCATGTCCTGCCATTTCAATTGGTAAGGTATACTTAGTGTTGCCAAAATTATCCTCTTCTGTTTTCGCATTTGTTGGATCATCTAACAACTTCAGATAAATACCTGTGTTTAAGTGAAGGTCTTTCTTTATTTGAAAAGCCATATTTCTCTCCTACTTTTGTTAATTAAAGTCTTATTAGTTCGTTTAATACAAAACCTAACCAGAAACATATAAAATATGGTGCTATACGCTGTACCCAATACATCATATAATCTAGTAAGTCATTTAAAAAATCAACCATTATTATCCTCCATTTTTAAGATTGTTATAACTTTATATGTAATATTAATATTTTCTCCATTTGGATCACGCAAAGCCTCAACTAATTGTGGTTGTCTATCTTTTACATAATCTATTCTACTTCTACAATCTTTAATAAAATCATAAAAATTATTTCCCATTGCATTTGTAAAAGCAAAACCTTTCTCAGTTTCATATCGTATCTCAGCATGATACCTAAAATCGTGATGTACATTCTTAGTCATTTAATGTTCTTACCAATTTTTCTAATCTTTCTACTTCAATATCTTGGTCTATTACAGACTTTGTTTTAATCATTTTAAGATACTTCTTCAAAATCATCAAAATCATTTGATATTCTTGCTCTGTGCATCCTATTGCTTTCTTGTGTTTCTTTGCGAAAGCCTTTAGGCTGTCTAATGTACTGATTGACATCATATTCTATTTTCTCCACTTGGTTATCTATTTCATCAAATAACTGCATTATCTGGATTCTATCTAAATCTCCCATTTCACCAGATGCTAAAAATCTTATTATACCTAGTCTTGATTTTACTAAATCAGCGAGAGAGTTAGGAGCAATACCAGAATACTTTGCGGAGTCCTCTGGCAACAAGAAGGATATAAAACCCCCAACTCTCTCATCACATACCTTTTGATAGCCACTTTTAGTTTTATCGAATGTTAAGGCTCTGCTAGAACACTCGATGACTGCATTTCGGTCATCGCTATCTGCTAACCTATCACTAGTAAATAGATTCAGTATGTATTTAATCATTTATTATACCTCGATTTCATGTACTGCATGACCATGTAACTCCATGTGGCAGTTAAAACATATCACAATACATTTATTTATTTCTTTTAATATTCTTTTCCAACCATATCTCTTGATCATATTACCAACATTAGCAAACTTATTAGAATTATGATGGTGAAAGTTTAATACCCATGTACTAAACTTTTTACCTCTCGATTCTTTAGAATATCCACAAATAGAACAAGAGCATTTTTCTTTATATTCTCTTAATAGTTTTGCCTTACCATGCCTTCCACTAGGTAGCTTTTTCTTTCTTTCCCAATGACATGGCTTACATTGATGCCTACGATATGGATTCCCATTAGCATCAACTCCACCTCTGCCACCACCACCAGACTTAGGGAAATCAATTATAGGTAATACAGATAAACATTCAGTACAAGTTCTTTTATCCATCATAACCCCCTATAAATGTTGAAAGCCAACTTGTTGACATTTCTCACCCATGTTATCAGCACACTCTGTGCAGGTATGACTACCATAAACAACACCAATATATTTAGTGTGTTTCTTTTCACCACAAACATTACAATATAAATAAACTACCATCCTACCTTCCATCCTACTTACCCCCTTTCGTAGATATTCTGTATAGATGAGAGCATTTTTTACATCTTCTATCTTCTGGAGTTTTTAAAAAATCATCTTTTGAAATAGATAAAACTGTACCTGTTCCACAAACACTATCATTAGTTCCATAAAAATTAGATGATGATAAATTAGGATTATCAATTTGTAAATGTCTTTTTTTCATTTTGTATTCATCTTTCTCTGAAACCACCGAGGGCGATGAATACTGTAGGCTTGGGTAGCCGAAAGAACCCTCGGTGATGTTCAAATTATTATTTATTTTAGTATTCATCTATAACAATATTAATAATACTAATAATTAGAGTCAATAAAATAAATAAAAAAATAACCCACAATGTAGCGATAGACAGGATTCGTTACATCATGGGTTATTGGTAGCGTAATATATTAACTGAGTTGCTCTCGTAATTTTAGAGAGGCACTAAATCGTTCAAATGCTACTTCTGTGAATTTTATAGGTGAGTCTAAGCGTACATAATGATAACTAGAATCATCATAGTACACGAATTTTTTAAAGTTGGTAACATCCTGTTCAAAATTGACCAGATTGTTTTTAAATGTTTGTGATATATTACTAAAGTTAAGTTGAAATGTCGTTTTAGGTTCGTGTCTCTTATTAGCATATTCTACACCACCAAGCGATGTATTTAGGTCTGTAGCAAAGATTTCCTGTGTAGCTATACCTATATCTGGCTCATTTTCAAATGTTAAAGCTGATCCAATAATTACTTCTGTTAAACCACCAAATGTACCCTCTTGTGATTCAATAAATTGATATCTACTAGAATTACTAATACCTATTAAGCTCCATCCAAATGGTGTAGTAGTATCTAAATCTGTTCTTGATCCTGTGCTTGTACCAGAACTTGAATTAAAAAAACCTAGATTATCAGTATCACCACTTGTATTATTATTATGATGTAATAAAAAATCAACAGAACCACTATAAGAACTGCCTAAATCTATTCTAATCATATTTCCTACATCAAAACTTGTTACAGCCTGTCCTATAGATTGATCTATTATATAATGCTCATTAGTTACAGCACCATTATTTAAAGTAAATGTACCACTACTATAAGTACCTGCTGATATTGTAGCATCTGATAAATTAACTGAATCATAATAAAACTTTTTAGCCATTTAAATCTCCCTAGCTGTAATTTTTAAACTTCCTACTGACCTACTAACATCTGTAATCATAAAACTAAAATCATCCCATGAACTCGCAAACACCATAAGAACATTATCAAAATTATCCTGTCCATCAAAACCTATCACATCACCTACATCTAACCCAAAGTAATTAGGATTGACCACAGTAAAATTAATTATTGTTCTTGGTGATCCTACAATATGATTATAATAACTATAAAAATCATCATTCTTATTAGATGATGCACTTGATGGGATAGTAGGACTAACATAAGCATCTAACTTAATATTTTTAGTATTTTCAGCAGATTGTATATTATACTCTGTTCTGGTAGATGAATTAGTAGATGTTACGCTTGTATTGTATTTACTTTCAGCAGGATGCAATTCATATTCTATATCCATCTTTGACACTAATGAAAAGAAATCAACAGTAGATACACTTATATCTGATATATCATCTGCATCTAAAGTAGCATTAACTGATGGTGAATTTGCTATAAATATATATTGAAATTCGTTCTGCCCATTAAATCGTGCAATAAAACCACCCTCATACTGTAGCTTTTCTAAATGGTCTATAAGTGGTGTTGATTCTAATATCCAATATCTACTCTGCCAACTTCTAGCACTATCTAAATCGCTCCACCCTGTTGGTGTTCCTGTATAGTTTGTAAATCTTTTCATTAAATCACGATGCTGTTCATGTATCTCATAGGCATTACCATTAGAACCAGAATATGTTTCTGTAAGTCCATCACCAGATGCGTATAATAAATCTGTCTGTTCTATACTTTCCTGTGTTGCCTGTGGCTCTCTAGCTACTGCATTTTCTACACCTATAACTAAATAGAAATCTTCAAGAACAAAATCAACATCTAATGATATTGATCCACTACTACTAGCACTTACTGCATATACTAATGCCTGTATATTTATTTCTGATGGTAATGTGTAACTACCTTCATCAATAATATATATATCTGTATTATCTGAATGTGTTGCAGATGTGGAATACGAGTAACCTCTTTCAACAATAAATAAAGTAGTAAGTGGAAATCTGCTTACAATCTTCATTAGTTCATCATCTATTTTAATAATTGTTCCTGCTTTAAAATCATCAGATGAGCTATCTATTTTAATAATATAATCTGTTGCAGATATTGCTCCATCTAAATCTCTACCACTATCTGTTTTTCTTTCATATTTATCATATAGATTTAATTCTGTGTAAGCACTACCTGCACCTGCTCCACTTGTATTATATGTTCCTGTGGTTGCAGTTTGATCTTTAGATATGTAAGTAGTACCAAGATTATTAGGATCGCTTGTATTATTTGCGAAAGTAGTATCAGATAAACTAATAATAGAACTAGCACCAGAATTATATGATGCTGTATTTATAACTACACTACCTTTTAATTGTAGTTTTAAACTTGAAAATTGACCTTTTATCTGAGGCATTGAAAGTTTTAAGGTTTTTCTTACTGTATTTGTACCACCTAACCCACTAACAGAAAATGCAATATTTTGAGTTGTAGAACTTGTTGTATTTGTATCTATAACATTTTCTGGACTAGAACCATCCCAATCAGTATGATCTTTTACTTTTGTAGGTCTTAAATAATATACACCTCTATTTAATCTGTTATCTACTACGATAGCATTATCAGAATCTAATGTACTTGTTCCACTTCCATACTGCCCCATAATAATAAATTTTTTAATATTATCATCATAGTAATGAGGAAAGCATCCACTACCATAAGATTTAGGTGTTGCGTAATAAATATCATCCCCATCTGTCCTTAGTTTTGGCATGGGGTAAACTGTTATAGCATCTTGAAAAGTATTTTGTGCATTATTTGTATAATTACCATAAACAACAGGCACAGGAATATTTGTAGCAGTTCTGGTTGTAGGTATAGATATATTATCCCACGCTCTTTGTGCTACTATATTTAAACTAATTTTATCAGTAGTCTGAGAAATAGTTGTAAGCCTACCTGTGTAAACAAGCAAACAGGAATATAGATCATTAGTATCATCTGGCTGTATGTATATTTTTACAGACCTATTTAAAAACTTATTAGTACCATTTAATAATTTTCTTGAAAATTTTTCACCATCATTATCTATAAAGTTAGCAAGTGTTATAGATACATTAGATGTTTTAGCTGTTGAATCTTCTAAGTTGATTGATTCTCTAATTGTAGGCTTGTTTAAAATACATCCTTTATAATCTACTGTATCTGTTCCCTCAACTCTAGTATCATAAAAAGATAATCCTCTAAATTTATCCTCTGCCTCATCATCATACCATAATTGAACAAGCCAATTTTCTTTTAATATTGTTTTAGTTGTAAATGCTGATGGTAAAGTTAAACTCATGCTAGATTCATTCTCTTTGCTTTTTCTATAGCAGGTATAATTGACTCTACTACTGTTTCATCTACAAGTGGTGCTGATATATTTACTGTAATTCCAGATGCTGATTCACCACCTAAAGGTGTTACAGATACTTGTTCTGGTTTATTATTCTCACCTGTTAAAAATAAAGTAGGTTTAGTAACAACTCCCTCAAATCCTGTTTCTGCTTTTACTGCCCCTAAAGCTGTGTCCATGATACCACCAATTAAAGCACCACCTGCTGATGCCAAACCTATATTAAATGGAAATGGTACACCTTTTAAAACACTAGCTATATAACCTGCAATAGCCTCCATTGTTTCTGCTCTTACTGCTGTTTTCATTGCAGATAATGCTGATTTCTCACCTAAAGCAGTATTTTTTAAATCTTCTGCTACTTGAGCTTGTTTAACTTTAGCTAATTCCATTTCAGCAATTACTCTATTTTTAGTTGATTCAGCTAATCTTTCACCTTGCTCAATCTCATCATCTAAATCTAATACCTCTTTCTGTCTTATTATTTCTTTAGTTGCCTCATTCATTGCTTGAGCTAAAATAGTCTGTTGATCCATTAATTTCTGAACTTCTGGAGTTACTATTGGCATTGTACTTAATAAGTCATTTATCTGATTATTCATTTCAAGTAACGAATAAAATCCTAATTCTTCAGTAACCTTTTTAAAATCTTCCATTTCTGTATTTAATAATTCAAACTCAGCAGATGCTAAAGAATTACCATCTATAATATCAGAAAAATTATTTACTAAACTACCTGTGGCATTTGCTAAAGATGCTATACCACCTGCAACGCTTATTACTACAGGAGCAAGTAAACTACCTATAGCCTCACCTGCATCACCTACAGCATTTTTCATCTGTTCTATTTTTCCTGTAAGTGTCTCAGCCTGTGCTTGAGCAGTACCACCAAACAAATCAGCCATTACTTTAACAGCCTCTCCTGCTTTCATTTCTTCAGTAGTTAAGTCTCTAAGCTGTGGTATTAATTCACCAAGCTCACCAGATAAACCAGAGAATGTTTTGGCTGTATTTCTTACTGCTGATTCTAAGCTGATACCTGTAGCCTCAGATAAATCCACAGAGGCATTTATAATATCTTTTATTTGTGTCTCAGTAAAGTCTAATGATGCTAGAAATGCTTGTTGTGATATAATAGCCTCATCACCGAATGTAGTTACTTTTTGTAAAGCTGATGCTTGATTAAGTAATGATTGTGATGTTCTACCTAAAGCTACCTCTAATGCTCTCTCAGCTTGTTCCTGTCTACCTGCTAGTTGTATTGCTGTACTAAAACCATTAATTAATCCTGTAGCACCAAAATAAGCAGTAGATGCAATTCCAACAGCTTTACCCATTTTACTAATAGCACCTTCAACACCTCTTAACTCATTTTGTGTTTTTTTAGCACCTTGTGCTGTTACTTTTATATTAACTTTTTGATCTGCCATCTTTTTCCTGTTTATGTCTTACTACTGATGCGAGTTCATTTTTAATAATTGTAAAGTAATCCAATTTGATTGCATCAGTTTCATTAAGTGATTTTCCAAGTGGAATATTATAGTCTTTGACATAGTGATATTCATTGATAA